TGCCTTTGGCGATTTCTATATTCTCGCCTGCACCAATCCACTCATCCGAGTTGAGGAGTTCAATCAAATAACCTAAATACGTCTGCTTCATACTACGTTAAGGAGTTCAAATGTTGCTTTGCCTGTGGTCATATTCAGGCTCACGTTGTTGATGATGTACTTGGCGTTGTTCCAAATCACCGCATTCTGAAGGTTCATCGTGATGATTTTACCAACAGGCAGTACCGCATCAACCTCATACACCCTACGCTTGCGGTTGTAAAGGTCGGTGATGTAGTCAGTCCACTCCGTATTGTAGAGGCTTCGGTTTACCGATTGCAGATGGTATGGGTCAATGTCAGCACCAAAGCAAATAGAGTACGAAGCACCTGCGCTCGCATAGCGGTTGGAGGTATTGGCATACCAAGCAATGTCAACTCGTTCGTGACTACTATCTGAATTAACGAATGTTAATGGATTCGCAGTTAAATCATAATCATCAAAATACCCGTAGAACAAAATAGGGGCGCCCAAGTATGGGTTCAGCGTTCCATCATCATTAGCTTCGCTTGTGATGCTTTTGTAGACAAGTACGTTGGTTAATGCACCCGTGTGTTGGTCGGTAAGCCTCTCAAACAACGGACACTCAAACGGAACTTCAACAATGAACTCATCGCCATCAAATCCGAAGAAATTACGCAAATCACCGAAGCCCTGATTATTTAGGCGTTGGTATTCGTAGCCGAGTATCTGCTCCGTTTCTTGGTACTTAAATTCTATCTCTCGGTACAATGGTGGTCGGTTAACCGTGTACTCCGTGATGTCAAAGTAGGTCTGATAGTTTTGATCGGTTCCTGCTGCGTACCAATCATCCAAAGGCTGAAGTAAGAACGAAGTAGATGTAGTCGGTACGATGACCATATTGTACATCTTGAGGATTCCCGCAAGAAAGTCCTTAACCTTAATCTCAGGCATCAGGTCTTGAATGATTACCTCAAAGGAGTAACTTGCTGAAAGCGTTTGGTCTACCGAAAATTCTACACCTGCCAAAGAGTTTATTCCCGAATAGTCCGTGCATTGGTAGGTCATTGCTGATGCTACCTGTGGGCGGATGAATAACTGAATCGTATCGCCTTCTGAATACAAAAGATTCTCAAGCGTTGTGGTCACGGATGTTGATGGGTGGGCATTGACCAATACTGAATAGTCAAATACACCATCTTTGAAAACGCCAAGCTCGTAATTCTCGCTCACGTTAGCCATCGTGATTTGCAAGTCGTACTCCTTGCTTTCGGGTACTGTCCAAGTTTCGGTGGTCAGGTTGAATTGGATACCGCTTCCCGTGTTGCGGTTGAAGTTAATCAACTGCCAAGCGATGTCATTGCCTCCTGCAAATAGATACCCTTCAAAACGATGCAGCCAAAGAGATAGGTCAACAAACGGAGTTGCTGATAAGAATGAACCCGTGAATGTGATGCCGTACTGTGCAGCGATTGCATCAAGTATTGCAGTTACCTTGATGGCAGGCTTCAGTTCGTAGTAACGAATGCCACGTTGGCCTGCACCGCCATCCCTATGTGCGATGTTGTTTGCATTGTCAGCACCTGTTCCTGCACCACTTTGATAGTACCAATTCTTTACGGGACTCATTAATGGATAAAACACGGGAGCATAGGTTTCCGTAGTCAATCGGTCAAATACCGCAGTATCGGTGTATTGGTGGTTGTATTCCGAAGGGAACTCAACATCGTATAGGTAGTCATCACCAAAGATGTCAGACAATGTAACCAAGTCCCCATAGAACGTAAGCGTGTAGGCGTAGGGTTCAGTCCCTTTGAGCTGCACGTTCTCAATCTCAATCACCCCCGTGCGGAACGGCAATGAGTTTATTTCAATTCTTGCTGCCTGCCTGAACCGACCATCAAACGTGTTGGTCACGCTTGCGCTTGAAGCACCTGCGTTCCAAGCCGTATTCCAAGCATTCCAATTTATGCCGATGCTATTCCATACGGGATTGCCTGCCGTTTCGGTAGTTATCTGCGAGGCCGTGATATTGGCGTTGTAGTAGTGCTGAAGTATCTCATTGTTGCGTGGGCTTGCAGGGATGGTGAATCCTTGCGTGAAGTCCGTGAACACCTTGCTGATGTCCTGCACATTCTGCACCGACAGGTTGATGCTGATATCCTCATCATCAAATAGGTCAAGCCGAAAGTCGTTGACGTAAATATCTACCTTGTTCATCGTACCAAGCTGCGTTCATCAAATCCGTAAGTGAAGGTCATCGTGTAGTTGATGAGCTTTTGATTGATGTGCTTTTGGTATTCAATGCTACCACGATCAGGAACAACGCTCACCCAATTACTACCATCCAACACCGCAACGTATTCGCTCATCAGGATGTCCTTGATGGTTTCATCGTAGTCCTGATCTACGAAGCCCGTGTTTAGGATTAGCGTGTTGCGAGAGTTGACATTGAACGAGGTGTACTTACCAACCTCAAGTGAAGGCGTGGTGAAGCCATCGTTGTAGATACTCTTTTGGTATGAGTCCTGCGTGAACGTACCACGCTCATCGCTGCGCTTGAAGAACGTGATGAAGTCGGCTACACCGAAGCGGTTGATGAAGGCGATTTGGTATGGCGTGTATTTGGCCTCACATACCACGTAGTAGCGTACTCGTGCAATCTCGGTTGGTGAGTCATCCGTATCTTGAAGGATGACATCGTAGTAGCTTCCGATTCCGTTATCTGCTTGACCACTTGGCTTTAGTTCGGCAGGTAGGTCGGGGTTGTTCTCAAGGTTGGCAGTACCAACCCCTGCGTAGATTACGAGGTTCTGCGTGTTGTTGGATGCTGCGCTTGGAGGTGTCGTGCTTCCACCTGCATTTGTCAGTAGTCCCGTATCTCCATTCTCCCACGTGATGCGGATGCTGCCGAGTTCGTTTGCTGCGCTATTGTAGATACCCAATACCTCGTATGCTGATGGCTGCACCTGTCGGGCACGACTCGTAGCAAGAACCGCTTGGCTTACTGCCGTAGGTGCGATGTTGGTCATCGTAGCCCACCCATCCGTAGTCAGATATGCGAGAGCATTTGAACTTGACCATACCCCCGTATCGGGTGCTGCACCGTTGTTTGAATAGGTATAGTCACCAAGAGGCGCAACCCACAAGGCTTCGCCCTGAGGACTCTGCACAAAGCCGATGTCGTTCCAAATGCTGAAGTCGTGGTAGAACTCCGAGCGAATCAAATCACTCACTTCAAAGTTGATGACCTCGTTGATGGAGTATGTTTTCTCAAGCGAGTAGTTTGCAGTCCCTACGGGCAGCGTCTTTGCTCCCGAATAAATCTTGAGCTGCAACGTCATTGAGTCAAGCGAGTCGTTTGCCAATGCGTTATTCTTGCCCGTGATGAACTGAGGGCTGCGAGCCATTGAAAGGCTGCTCGGTGTGGATACAACAGGTATACTCATTTTTTCTTTAGAAATTCTTTGAAGTCATCGGGGGTGAGTGCGTATGCCTCTACCAATTCAGCAGGCAGCTTTTGGAATGCGAGATTGAATGGGCGTGAGTAAAAGAACGAAGCAGGAATTCCCTTTTGGTATACGCTTCTTGCGATAAGGAATGCCGTGCTATCGTAGCTCATAAACTTGCCGTTCTTTTGGCGGAACTGAAAGCGTCTTGCACGTACCCACTTTTGCATTGCTTCCGTAAGGCCACCCTTCTTTCCCGTGCCTGTGCCGAAACGGAATGGGCTACCTTGTGCTGAACCATACGTGCTGCTCTTTCCCTTTACACCGCTATCTTGGAACTGCCCATACTCAAGCATTGATAGTACTGCCGTGAAGGACTCACCGCTCTTTGATGCAACCGCAGTCCATTCAATAGAGTCGTACAGATCCTTCGTTACGTTCTTGCGTTGGCGGGTGAGGTTTGCTCTCGCCTGCTGCACCACGTACTTTCCGAACTTATCAAGCACCGCTTGTATGCGCTCATCCCGTGTCATTAGCAGACGCTTATCTCGGTGTTAGCAAGCAGCACATCAAACGTAGCAGTCCATCCCGCAAGCAGGTTCTCAAAGCGTTCCAAGAACGGAGTGCAGGTTGGGTTGCCGTCTAATTGGTACAAGTCGGAGTACAAAGTGCCTCTACGTAATTCGGTCACCACATCGTTGATTACTGCGAGTTGGGTGTTGAGTATGTCTTGCACATTAGAAGTGCCGTAGAACGGCTCTGCTTGCGCTCGTGGGTTCTCCTTCGTGTCATCTACCAAGTCCATACAAACGAGGCTTACGCTCATCCGTACGATTTGCCCTTCAAACGATGCTTGATTTATGATGATGTGACTCAATGGGAAGATGGTCTGCTTGTTGAGGTCAACGTCAAATAGGTCACCTGTGGTCACTACGTTGACTTGGCTATTGGCCTCAAGCGTGTCCTTGAGTTTGGTGGTAATGTCGTAAAACTGCCTCATCGTATTGATTGTTTAATTAAGTCGCTTTCAACTTCTTGCTTTTGCTTTTCAAAGGTGAGGAACTGAAGGCACTTGTGTAGCTCCAATTCAGTGACTCCTCCAAACCTTCTAATATCTCCTTGAGCGAGTTGATAGATGGTAGAGTACCATCCCCATCGCTTAGCGAATTGGGCTTGCCTGCTGAACTCGTTTTCTGATTCTCCTTCTCCAAATAGCTCAGGGTAGCCTGTAACAACTCGTTCCCTAAACGATAAAAAAAAAGCGATGCTGCCATTACCACATCCATCGGAGCTTGCTTCATCAGCTCTGCATATTTGCTTGCTGACTCGTATGGCTCTATTAAGTATCTCTCGCCTACTTGCTTGGTGATCGGTCGGTAAAGAACCGCCATCGTGTTGTGCAGGTTTTGGATGTCTTGAATGTAGGTATCAAGGTCAATGAATTCACCGTAGGTGATATTGTCAATCTCAGGGATGAACCCGAACTCTTGTTTACCAATCGTGAACGTAGGCTTGAGTTTCGGCTTCTCGTTGAGCATCTTGTAGATGTGGCTCGTTACATTGCTCACATCCTTGACACGCACGTTGGGCAAATCAGCAAGAGGCAAGCCGCAGAAGATCTCAAGCATCTTATGGGTAAGGAACTCCTCATCGCCTTCTAACTTAACGAAGCGTTGGTATTGCTCAAGCGTAATCTCGCTCAAGGTGGTGGGTACATTGACCTTTAGTTCCATCTAATAAAATAACCTTTAGAATTTAACGTATAGCATAGCGGCCGTAGTTCGGCTTGCTTAGCTTGTTGTATGTTGCGTAGCGCATAGCATCTATGGCGTGGTTGAATGCGTCTATGGGTTTGTTTAAGAGGTTGCCGTTCTTGTCCTCTACCCATTTGTAGTTCTGCATCTCTTTGATTAGGTTGTTGCTTCGTGGTGTTACGAATAGCTTGTGTCGCTTCAGCACGTCAATACCCACTATAACGCTATCTGCGCCCTTCTGCGTGGGTTTTACGTTCCATCCCATACGATGCAGCTCCTCAATAGATTTGGGTTCAGCAGAATCAGCGTATACCTCTGTGCGCCTATCTATGTTCAGGTCTTTTAGCCTGTTGCTGATATCGGGGTTGGTAAGTCCCGTTTGGTAGATGAGTTCATCGGCATATAGGTTATCACCCGATTTGTACACCGCAACAAGCGAGGTGGGGTCGTTGGTGTACCCAAAGTCCATTCCGTATGCGAGCAAGGTTGCGTCAGCAGGTATCTCATTCATCCCAAATTGGAAGATGGTAGCACGGCTCATACCACGCTCACCCAATCCGTAGATGCGCCAATAGTCTTCATCGGTTGTTGCGAGGCGTTCAATCTCCGCTACGATGGAGGCATCCAAGAACGGATTGTCTTTGTAAGTACTTTGTATGTACGTTACGTCATCACGGGTTAGCAGCCTATCGTAAATCCAATGGAACGCATCTGACGGGTTGTAGTCAATCCATATCTTGCCCGTTGTACGAACGAGCAACTGAAAGAAGTCCTCCCAAGAGAGTTCGTTGGCCTCGTTGCAGAATAGGTAGTCACGTCTTGCTCCACGCTTCTTTTGCGGTTGGTCAAGCGAAATGAACTCAAAAAGGTTACCATTGAGGGTGTAGGTGTAGTCGCTCTTGTTGTGGCGTGACTCATCGTACAAATCAAGTTTGTTGAGGATCTCAAAGAAGTCACGGTAGGCCGTCATCTTGAGCGATGGAAGCGACTTACGCACAATAGAAAAAACCTTCCCCTTCTCTTGCATTGCGATGACAATAAGCATCTGCAAGATGGAGTAGGTCTTACCTGAACGTGAGCCTCCCTGATTAACTACTATCCGTGTTGGTGCGGTGTAGTTCCTTTCAAAGAGTTCACTTGTCTTGACTTGGAGTACGGACAATCTCTACTTTGATTTGGGTGAGTTCATCTGCTGCTTCGTGGGAGTTCTCTACCCGTGCGAGCTTGGGTGTCGTGTACTCCGCCATCTTGTTCAGCAGGTCAAGTGCGCCCTTCGGGTCATCAGCAGCTACCTGCGTGAGCCATAGGGTCATATTCTCAAGGTTGGCTTCAATGAGGTTTTGGAATGCCTCACGAATCTTGTTGGTGGTTTTGTTTGGTGTTCCCGCAGGTCTTCCTGTGTTGCCTGCGGTGAATCTTCCTTTCTCGTCTTTCATATCCGTTTTTGTCCGTACTTATCGGGACTCATTCTAAATAACCCGCTTTGACAGGTGGTGGTTGTGAACTGCCTTCAGCATCTCCTTATGTTGGGTCTTGTCCCCGAATGCGTTGTGGCAAGCTCGGCATAGCCCCATTAGGTTTTCTATGGTTTCCGCCTCTTTGCTCCCTCCCATACCACGTGCCTCTATGTGGTGGATGTCTACGGCCTGTGCTTGGCATACCTCGCAAGAAATCCAATCTGTGGTGTCATAGCCCATTCCCTTTAGGTAGACCTTTGTGTGGTTCTTCATTTCTTGTAGAGCCAACAATCATCAATGAACGTGGCGTGGGGTAACAGTTCATCTACGGCTTGGATTACTCCTTGCCAATTTTCGTGGTAGTCATCTCCTGCTATGTAGCCTCCCTTCTTTACTTTAGGTAGCCATAGCTGAATATCCTCTTTGACTGCCTCGTAGGTATGGGTAAGGTCGATGAACACCACGTCAAGTGATTCGGATTTGAACTTCCGTGCTGCTGCTTTGGATGTTGCTCTAATAGCCTTGTACTTACGCTCTCCCATATTCTCAACAAATAGGTCGTAGATGTCTACCTCCGTTGCGAGCTTGTGGGCGGTTTCAAGTTCGTTCTCTGAGCCTTTCCAAGAATCAATGATGGTGATGTTTTGGTGTGTTGCTCTGTCGCATAGGTAGGCCGATGACTTACCGAGCCACGCACCGAGTTCTACGAACGTGCCTCCCTCAGGAACTTGCGATAGCAAGAAGTCGTATGCTGCTTGGTGGTTGAACCACCCTTGAATCTCTTTGTGGGTTTTCATCGCAGAGCGTTGTAGTAACAAAGATAAGAATCCACGCAGATGAGTGTGCCTTGCCGTGCGGCAGCGGCAGCGAATAGGCCATCGGCCTCATAGATATTCTCAAAGCGCAGCTTTGGTAGGTGATATGGCTTGAACATATAGGAGGCGGTGTCTATGTTCCCGATTGCAGGTTGGTCGGTAGGGCGTAGCCTTCCCTCTTGTCCCCACGTTACGATTGAGGAGTCAAGGTTATGTAGGTTTGACCATTGCTCGTTGAACTTCGGGTGTAGGATGTTATCATCATCCAAGAAGTACACCCAATCATCTTGCGTGAATTGGTCTTGGTAGAGGTCAAGGAACTCGTTGCGTAGGGGATTGCCCCAATGTCCTGTCTTCTTTGAGTAGTGGGTTACGTTTGCGCCTGTTGCTTCTTTGAAGTCGGTGGAGGCGTCCATCATTACCACCCACGTAGCCCATTCAGGGATGTACTGCTTGATGCGTTTGAGGTTTTGTGGACGTGAGCAGGGAGTTACAATGTAAAGCATCAGAATAGTGTTAGTTGTGCAATGTGGTCTTGGATTCGTTTGGTTGTTGCTTCAAAATAATCCTTGTCTATTTCGTATGCGGTTAGGTCATAGCCCCTATTATGACAAGCAATGGCTATGCTACCTGAGCCAAGATGTGTGTCAAGTATTCGGTCACCTTCTTTGGCGTAATTGTCCAAAAGCCATTCGTAAAGTTTGACGGGTTTTTGAGTTGGGTGGAATTTTTTGCTCGTACTTCCACTTCCTTCCAAATTACCATAATAACGAAAATCAAACTGTCTTGCATTTTGTTTAAACGAAGTCCAAGCCAATTCTCCATCAGCAAAATTTGAAACAGGATTTCCTTTGTGCCAATAAATAAAGCATCTACCCCCCCTTGTCCATATATAAGGAAAGTAATTTCCTCCCCATATAATTTGATTATTACTTACTCTCATCAACTCTATAAAGTATTCATCTCTTGGCGCAATGTTCCAATTTTTATGCTGTTCTTTTTGTCTAAAATTTAGTATATCTGTTTTAGCATCTCCATAACCGTATGGCGGGTCAACGATAGCTAACTCATAAGCATTGTCGGGAGTCTTCTTCAAAGCTTCAAGGCAGTCCTCGTTGTATATTCTTATTTTGTCCGTGATGTTCATTACTCAAACTTTCGCAGTTCGTTTATTTTATCCATCGTGAAATCCTGCACGTACTCGTATAGAGATTCGGTTAGGTCTTGGACTTGGTTGGGGTTGTCGTTTAGCCTCTTGATTGCTCCTGCCCATTCACTTGGGTGGTTGATGGCAATACAGTTGTCTTTGGTGATGTAGGGTTCGTATGGGTGCGTGTTGCTCACAATAAGAGCGCACTTGCTGAATCCTGCCTCAAGCATCTTTAGATGGGATTTGCACTTAGCAA